AATATATATCATGTACAAGCAAATAAATTATTAATGAAAGGAAGAAAAAATTGGACAAAACAAGATAAAGAAGATTTTGATTTTTTATTTCAATTCATAGATTATGAAACACAAGAACTAATAAAAATTTGGGAATTTGAATCTCCTGTTTTTCATTTATCAAAAGATGGGATATAGTTTACACTTGCGTATAAAAATAAAAGCTGATACTTTAATTATACCCACATGGGTTTTAGAATAGCAATCGCTTTCAGATAGTGGGATTGAGTATGGAAAATCTAAAAACAATAACAACAAAACTTTTACCTATTTTAAGTAATAGTAATATGCATTATGTTTTTAAATTTACTTTCCCCCTAACAATAACAAAATCAATAGATACTATGTAAGGATGTCTAATATGTTTGAAGATGATAATATGGAATCACCTATACAAAAAGAAGAAGTAATAATGGAGCAAAAATTATTAGAAGTATCAGCAGAATTAACTATAAAAGCCGATTCAGAAGATGGTAGTTTTATAGGTTATGCTTCAATTTTTGGCAATAAAGACTTAGGTGGAGATGTTGTTGAAGAAGGAGCTTTTGTTAAAAGTTTAAGAAAGAGAAAAGCTAAACAAGTAAAAATGCTATGGCAACATAAAACAGACATGCCGATTGGTGTTTATGACAGAATATCAGAAGATGGAGATGGTTTAAAAGTTTCAGGTCGACTTGCACTAGGTACACAAGGTGGAAGAGATGCTTATGAATTGCTAAAAATGGGAGCTATTGATGGATTATCTATTGGCTATAAAGCTGACCCTGCAAAGCAATACTATGATGACAGAAAAAGAAAACGTCATTTAAAAGAAGTAGACCTAATGGAGATTAGTCTTGTTACGTTCCCAATGAATCCGAAAGCTACGATTCAAGCAGTAAAGGGCATTGACAGAACTATAAGAGATTGGGAAAAGTTCCTTCGAGATGAAGGTGATTTAACTCGGTCTGAAGCAAAGATTGTCGCTAAGGCAGTCAATTCAAGTCTGAATAGTCAATGGGATGTTGATAATGATGATAATAATGAACAGTTAATTGATTCCATGAGGGGATTAATTAGTAAATTTCAACCTAAATAGGAGTTATCTTTATGAGTGATATTATAAAGCAAGACGAACTCAAAGAAGCAGTTGAAGGCATTGGTAAAGCATTTGAAGCATTCAAAGAAACTAATGACCTAAAATTGAAAGAAATTGAGTCTAAAGGTGAAGCTGATCCACTAACATTGGACAAGTTAGCTAGAATAGAAAAGAGCCTAGATAGTTATGAGGACTTTAATAAAAAAGCTACTCAAAACTTTTATGCACAAAAAGAAGTAGCTGAAAAAGTTGCTAAACTTGAAACTGCAATGAAAAGACCAGATTCAGGATTAGAAACATCAGAAATTGATGCTAAAGGTAATGCATTTGAAAAACTTCTAAGAAAAGGCAAAGAACAGTTAGATGAAATGGAACTTAAAGTATTAACAGTTTCTAACGATACAACTGGTGGCTATTTAGCTCCTCCAGAGTATGTTAGAGAGTTAATTAAACAAGTTACAGAATATTCACCTATTCGTACTATTGCAAGAGTAAGAAGCACAACAAATCGTAGTGTTCAAATACCATCAAGAACAGGTGTTTTTTCTGCTAATTGGACTGCTGAAATACAAGCTAGACCAGAAACAACTGGTTTAACTTTTGGTATGGAAGAAATTGCGGCTCACGAATTGTATGCACTTGTAGACATTTCAGAGCAAGATGTTGAAGACCCAGTCTTTGATATGCAAGCAATGTTAAGTGAAGAGTTTGCTGAACAGTTTGCTGTAGCAGAAGGAACTTCTTTTGTTAATGGTACTGCTCAAGGTCAACCTGAAGGTTTTATGACAAATAGTTCTATTTCTGAAACTAATTCTGGTTCTAATACTGTTATATCTATAAATGGTTTATTAAACCTATATGGTGGTGTTAAATCTGATTATGCAAGAAATGGTACTTTTGTATTTAATCGTTCTACTTTAAGTTTAATTAGACAGTTAAACACAGGTACAGGTGGTTCTTATGTTTTCCAAGCAGGATTCTCTCTACAAACAGGTGTTCCAAATACTATTCTTGGACAACCTTATATAGAAGCATCAGCAATGGCTAACATAGCTCAAAATGCTTTCCCAGTCGCTTTCGGTGATTTTAGAAAAGCATACACAATCGTGGATAGAATTTCTTTGTCAATCCTACGTGACCCATACACACAAGCAAGTACAGGCTCTATAAGATATATTGCTCGTAAACGTGTTGGCGGACAAGTAGTATTAGCAGAAGCTATCCGTAAACTTAAAATCTCAGCTTAGGAGGGTTAGATTATGTCTTCAAAAGATTTAGCTAATAATATAAGAAGTTTCCAAATGTACAAACCTCAAGTTAATGTGCAAAATGCAACTGTAGTATTAACTTCAGCGCATAGTATAGCATCAACTAATGGTGCTATGGTTGAAGTATGCTTGGGTAGTTCAGCAGGAACTTTAGCGGCAAACCTTGCGTTTTCATTTCAACTAATGGAATGTTCAACAACAGGTGGCAGTTATACTGCTGTAGCCAACGCAGACGTTACTTATGGCACAACAGATGCTAGCGGCACGTTTGCTTTGGTTAATGCAGATGGAGAAGATGATAGCAATTATCAAATTGGCTATGCAGGTGGATTAGGATTTCTAAAAGTGCAAATTACAGCAATAGGAAATCATAGTAGTGCAGGTTGTCCAATGGCAGTTAATGCTATTACTCAAAAAATTCATCTACCAGAAACAGGTTCAGATGATGGAACTCCAACTGGCACAGATGGCGCTTAATTAATACAATTTAAAGGGGGGTTAAAAAGCTCCCCTTTATTTTTTTAAGGATATTTAATTATGAAAATGACTATGTTAAAAACATTAGAAGGAACATCAAATTCAATGGGTTCAGCTACTAAAGAATATGTTGAAGGACAAACATATGATATGGTTGAAGGTTGGGCGATTGATTTAGCTGATACATGGATAGAGCAAGGTGTTGCAGAAAAAGTAGCATCAGCATCAGTTAAAGCAAAAAAAGTAGCAACACCAGTTATAGAAAAAAAAGTAGTAGCTCCAACTAATACTCAAGCAGAAACAGAAGCACCTACTAAAAAAACTAAGAAATAAGGATGACTAATGTCTGGATTATCAACTGTTACAGCATATTCTACTGACCCTGTTACTAGCTCAGATGTAAAAATTGCATTACGAATACCAACAGGGGATAGTACTCATAACACTTTAATTACCTCATGTATAAATGCGGCAACTAAAATTATTATGGAAAATACTCAAAGAACACTTACACAAGAAACACTTAAATTAGGTTTAGATGCTTTGCCATATAACGAAACAGCATCTTATCCATATAGTGAAGGCTTAACAGTTGCTCCTTTTATGAGCAAAATAGGTAGAGCTTTATATTTACCTAGACCACCTTTAATTTCTATTACTCACGTAAAAACTTTTGATGATAGTGATAATTCAACAACATTAGCGGCATCAACTTATTATATAGACAAACAAAATCCAATTCCAAGAGTCATTTTAAGAACAGGGCAAACTTGGGATAATCTTTTAAGAGTAGCTAATGCTATAGAAGTTACTTATGTTGCAGGATATGGAACTAATGCAGGTACAGTACCTGCTCCACTTAAACAAGCAATAACAGTATTAGCAGTAAATTATTTTGAAAACCCAGAACCTATACTAAAAGGAGAATCAACTTCTATTGTATCAGGATTAATTGAATCATTAATAAGACCATATAAAGTTACAAGGTTCGGTATAGGATTTAGTTAGATGGCTAAACAATCAGTAGCAATAGGCAAGTTACAATTTTCTGTAATACTACAAAGTAGAAGTAGGTCAACCGATAGTGGTGGTGGGTTTACATCAAGTTGGGGAACAACTAGAACTTTGTTTGCAAGTGTTATACCAAATAACGGAGATAATGCCTATAAAGGTGGTAGAATTGACCACACATTAACACATGATGTCTACACTAGGTATTATAGCAATATAAATTATAAAGCTAATGGTGGGCAAATGCGTATATCTTGGAACGACTTCGGAACAACACGAATCCTTGCAGTAAAATATGTATACACTTTAGAAGAGAGAGATAGATGGTTGTTGTTCCGTTGCTCTGAAGGTGGAGATGCAGATTTATAATGGCAGGTTTTAAACTAAAAGTAATGAATCAAAATGGTTTTGATAGTAGAATAAGAAAGAAAGGTAACTCAACAGAAAAAAATGTTGAAAGAGTTATAAACTCTATTGCTAATAATATAAGAAATATTGCTGTTACATCTATTTTGCAAAATTCTAGGGCAGGTGGACAAACAACAAGATATAACCCAACAAGAACTATAAACATATCTAAAGCAGGAGATCCACCTGCGGCAGATACAGGATTTTTATCATCACAAATAGTAGTAAAAATAGATGGCGACCAATTAGGAGCTGACATAATTAGTAATGCTGACTATAGTGAAGCATTAGAGTTTGGTACTATAAAGATGAAGGCTCGACCATTTATGCAACCTGCGGCTGAAGAATCAAAGAAAAAGTACAAGGCTCAATTAATAAAAGCTATTAAAAGTGGCTTAAAATAGGGAGGAACAGAACATGGACAAAATACTAGATAGGTTTAAAGAACCATCATCTTATGCGGCTCTAAGTGGAGTATTAGCAATGGGTGGGGTAATTATTCCAAATGACTTATGGCAAACAATAGCTATGCTTGGTTGTGGAGCTTGCGGTGCAATAGGTTTTATTAAAGGAGAAAAGAAGTAACATGAATAAGCTCATGGCATTCAATTTGAATGGAGATTTATCAGATACTATAGATAAAGCCAGAGTTTTTGTTTTAGTTGACGTAGATGTAGAACCAGTAGAAGTAAAATCAACTGGAATTTACATGCTAGAATTATATAGCGATGATTTTAATATTGGAGATTATGTGGTGGGAACAAGTGATAATAAAAATAAAAGCATTATTGCAGTTGCTACACCTACGAAAGATACATACAACCATGATGAAATTGTCGGCAGAATTATTGGTCGTCAATCTGAAAAAATAGCGAAGGTTTTAATCTAATGGCATTACATGCTTTTTCATTACAGGAAGCTCTCTTTAGTCGATTAAATGGAGATACAACTTTAGGTAATCTAGTAACAGGTGTATTTGATGCTGTTCCAGAAGATACAGTTTTACCTGCTGTTGTAATAGGAGAAGGTACATCTGTAGATGATGGAAGCAAAACATTAGATGCACGAGATTATATTTTTACTGTTGATGTCTGGAGTGCTTACTCTGGAATGAAAGAGATAAAAAATATAATGAAGCAGGTTTATGCGTTACTGCATGAATTTTCCCTTAGCGTTTCGGGAGCTAATCTGATAGACTTACGTTGTGAGTTCACAACACAAGTAATTGAAGGTGATGGTGTAACGAGGCATGGCATAATGCGATTTAGAGCATTTATAACTGACCAATAACAAGGAGTATACGAAATGGCGGCACAATTAGGTAGGTCTCTCTTAATGAAACTAGGTAATGCGGCTTCACCAGAAGTTTTCACTACCATAGGAGGAATGAGGTCAACAAGTATATCTATTAATGATGAAACTGTTGATATAACAAACAAAGATAATGGTACAGCTAGAACTTTATTAGCTAATGGTGGTATCTTCTCAATGGCTGTAAGTGGTTCAGGAGTATTTACTGATTCTGCTTCAGAAGCTACACTTCATGGAGATATGAACCAAGCAGTATTAACTAATTACCAATTTTTAATTCCTGGTTTTGGAACTTATACAGGTAAATTTCAATTAGTAACATTAGAATATGCAGGTGAATATAATGGTGAAGTAACCTATTCTTTCTCATTTGAAAGTTCTGGTGCTATTACTTTTGCAACTGTATAATTTAGGAGCATAGAACATGGCATGGATTAAAAGTGAAATCGTTGTTTCAGGTGAAACTGTAGAAGGACAAATGAATAAGTCCAACGATACTGTGATAATTACAATACCTTTTTTAGAAGGAATTGAAGTTGGTTCAACAGTTACATCTAATAGTAAAGATTTCATTGTTAAGACTATTACCAATGATGGTAATAGAGGTGAAACTTTAACATTAGGAGTAGAAGATGGAGAACAAATTTCGAGGAGAACTAAAAGTAAGTCTAAATAATACTGATTACAAAACTAGATTAACACTAGATGGTATTATGAGGATTGAAACTGCAACTGGAAGACCTGTGCTAAAGTTAGCAACAGAGCTAATGAATAGTAATCTTTCTATTACGGATTGTGTTCATATATTAACAGTCGCCATTAGAGGTGGTGGTAATAATATGACATCAAAACAAATAGGCGAGATTATGTTTCAATCAGGTCTTACAGAAGGTTTAAGAGTTGTTGGTGAAATACTTGCTAACACTATAACAGGTGGCAAAAGTAATGAAGATGGTGCTGAAGATGGAGAAGAAGATTCTGAAAAAAACGTAGACGCGGTGTCAAATCAGACCGATTAGACTGGCAACGATACATACAAATCGGAATTGGAATGCTTCATATACCACCAAAGGAGTTTTGGGATATGAGTTTAATTGAGTTAAATTTAGCCATAG